GCTATCGCTACCGCTTGTTTTCGTAAGGCTTCTTTCTTCGATATTCCTTGCTTTTTCGAAATTGTCGCTATCGCTTTTGATCTCGAACGTGAAGGTTTCTTCATCAGCTCTTTGATGTTTTTCGATATCGTTTTCTGACTTTTCCCTTTTTTCAACGGCATCTTCTTCTCCCATAGTGACTAGCATTTCAGAAGGTGATTTTGGTGCATTAGATTCTTCTCTAGGAGTTTCCTGCACAGTATATACCAGATAATCTCTATCTGAATTAATATAAGCTGCTGATACAGCTAATTTATTAGTCCACCAAGTTGGTAGAGAAGCTTCATTATCTTCAGGTAAACTACGAAGAATATCTTGACAATCTTCTATTATATTAGCGCACTGTCTTTTAGCAGAGGCTACATCAGTGTGTCCATCTTTTAATTTCATCTTCTTCTCCTTGATTTTTTAAAACCTATAGGTTTTGAGTATTTGACTGGATAGCCTTTTTTTCTCTCACTAACTATATGTTTTTCTAATCTATTTGTAGTAAGTTTACCACTTGTAGCAAGTTTACGCAAACGTTCATTTTTACGAATTTTAGGACTGGGAGGTTTTTTAAACTTAAACCTACCAACTTTTTTTATAGTTCTATATGCCATTTAATTTCCCCATTGATTACGAGCGTCAAATATTGTTTTGTCACCTGTCTTTAAATTTTCCTCTGTTTTTTCGATAGATGATACAATTTTACCACACTGTGATTTACACAATGAAAATGCTCTCTCATACCCTGCTAGATATTTTGATAATTTAGTCCAATATTCATAGTTTAGTATTTTCTCTATAGGATTAATAAAACCATTGAATACTTTTTCATATTCTTTTATGTAATAAAACCTAGTATTAATCTCATCATAAAAATGTCCACCAGTCCAACAACACCTAAAAACATTACCATCAGGAGCAATATACCACTTACCCCAGTCTTGCCAACTACAAATAATCTTTCGTTCTATGTTATCAAGATTTATTTTTTTCTTAGTATGTACATATTTACCACTTTTTGGAGCGCTAAACTCTCTTGAAGTTTTTACAGTTGAAAAAGTACTAAAATTAGCATTCACTGCTCTTTTACGAGCTTCTTCAACTTGATGCTTGTTATGTTCAAATACTATATACTTCCAATGAACTTTTGCTCTTTTAGTATCAATTACCGCTTTTGCATTATTAAATACTTTTTCATACTCTGTGTTAATTCTATAAATATGATGAGTATCTTCTAAACCATCAATATCAAAGTTTATAATATCTTTTTTAGTTAGTATATTACCAATATCAGTCCAATAGTCTTGATTATGTATCCCGCCATTAGTATGGATTAAAACTTTAGTATCATGTGATTTTACATATGTAAGAATATCTCTAAAATCTTTATTCATTACGGAATCACCAAAGTTTCCGTTAAATACTAGCCACTCTAAATTTTGTAATAACTCAGGATAAAATAACTTTTTAAAGTTTTCTATAGAGATAGTATATTTTTTATCATTAAGATTTATTCTTAAAGGTTTTAGCCTGTGACAAGCAGGACATTTAGCATTGCATCTAAATGTAATCTCTGTAGTCAGTTGTCTATATTTTTTCATTAACTAGCGAGTCTTAATCCTACAATTGTTATAGTTAAACCAGCGGGGATAGATGTTTCAACATCTTTAAACTGTATAGTATCTCCAGGATTATTATAAATATAATCTGTAGTGGGAGCTTGAGTAACACCGTCAATTGACACACTTAACACATTAGCTATGGCCACTAGAGCTGCACCAACTCCGTAAGTATTTGAATCTGCTATACTAGTAACCACGTTAGTGTGCGGAGCTAATAAAGTAGCTCCTCCAGTTATAGCAGCAACATTATCTTGTACCACATTAATATTAGCAGTTGTAGAGTTTAGATTTGCATTAAGTCTTGTAAAAGTAATGAAATCGTTAGAAGCTGAGTCTGTAGTCGCAATCTTAGAATCTATCTGTGTTTGTATTCCAGAAGTCACACCATCAAGGTGTCCAAGCTCAGTAGAAGTAACATCACTAACTTCTATCTTACCTCCAGAACCAGCTATTAATGCTCTTGAAGCTGTTAGGTTAGTATTAAATACAGTGCTTATCGCTCCAGATCTATTATCAGTTATAGCTGTAGATAAATCTGCTCCGTCAAATTTAACACTTGCAGCAGTTAATATCCCTACATCTAAATTGGATTGTGTTACAGGTGATAAGGCAGTGTTAGAGAGAGGGTCTTTAGTATCAGATAATTTAAAAGTAGTTGTACTCTCGTCATAAAAAATTGCTGCATTTCCTTGATTACCTCTATTAAATAATAAACCAACATCTAAAGTAGGGCTGCCAGTAGCACCTGATGCTAACATTATCATTCTATCTGCTACTGTGAGATCTGTTGTATCAACTGTGGTAGTTGTTCCGCTTACGGTTAAATTACCAGTGATTACAAGATCATCATTCATATTAACTTGATCTGTAAATGTAGCTGAAGTTAAATTTGCAGCTCTTCTTGCTTCAAGTGCGTCTATCTGTGTTTGAACGGCAGAAGTAACTCCATCTAGATGTCCTAATTCTGTAGAGGTAACAGCACTAACTTCAACTTTTCCACCAGTGCCTGCAATTAATGCTCTTGATGCAGTTAAGTCAGCTGTAGTAATAGTGCTTACAGCACCAGCAATATTAGCTGCTCTTCTAGTTTCTATCGCCGTATCTTCTGCAGTTAATAGAGTATTATTTGCTGAACGTCTAGTTTCAACAGCGGCCACATTATCTTGTACTATATCAACATTAGCATTAATTCTAACCTCAACTGCTGCAGCATTAGCTCCTGCATCTAACTGAGCCGCAGTAATAGTACCATCTGCAATGTGTCTACCTTCAACACTATTGTTTGCTAATAAAGAAGAGTTTATTAAATTACTAGCAACAACAGATCTACTTATTCGTGTAAGTGCCATGTCTTACTCCTTTTTATCGGGTACCTCTTGATCAATTTCATCAATTTCAGCAAAAAACTCCTCTAAGAAATCTCTTTTCTCTAAAGGTTTTTCATCTTCATCATCAAAAAATTCTTTAATAAAAGATTCAACTTGTTCATCAACAGATGGTGGAGCATTAAGATAATCAAACTCATTGTCTATACAAGCTCGTTTTATAATTTCCATACACCATTTTTGATCTTCTTCATTGAGCATTTCTCTTTGTCCATCAATCCATTGAATCTCAGTATGAGGATTTTGTGATCCTGATTTTTCGTAGTATATTCCTACAATATCTCCCGCTACCATTTCCTTTACTTTTGGAACAACCTCTGCCATTTTATCTAAACTAAATGACTTTAATTTTAAAGGACCTTTTCCATCTTTAGTAATTTCTCTGAACTCGCAGAATACATTATCTGCATGAAGTTCGTCTATATGTATTTTATAATAAGACATTCTATCTCCTATGTTTTTATAATAAATTTAACACCTTGAAAGGCTTGTGTGACTGTGATACTACTAGTAGAACCAGTCACACTAGTTACAACTGTGGCACTACCAGCATCTTTTGAAGCTGTAGCCACTGATGATGTACCAACACTTAAACTTAATGCTCCTCCTGCTGCTGTTAAAATTCCTGAAGAGCCTATTGTAGTGCCAGAGGGTGAATAACCAACATTAGTTGCTTTACCTGCTGCTACTCTATCATTAAAATTAGGTAAAGTAAATGTAGTACTACCATCCCCAGCTCCAAAATTTGTACCTATTACAGCAAATAAAGCTGCATATGTAGTTCTACTTACAGTTCCTCCTTCACAACCTAACCAACCAGCAGGGGCTGAGTCTGCTCCGTACATAATTATTGTACCAGGAGGCATTAATGGTGCTACATCTGTAGCTGTATTCATTATGGTTGCTTGAGAAAGCACTCTAGCAGCAACATTACCGTAAGTTTTACCGTCTTGTGTGAGGATATTTAATCCATCTTTTCCTGCACCAGCAATCGCACCACTAGTTGTTCCATAATGAACAATAGAGGTATTAGCACTGTTAATAGTTCCAAGTGCAATCGCAGTTGGATTATTAGCTATGGCAGAAACTTTGATTTGAGCATTTGCCCCAGCTAAGCCTTTTGTACTATTAAAAGCAAAGTTAAGTCTATCACCTGTTATACCAGTTGTTGTACTAGTGCTTGTCTCAATCATTGCATTGGTAACAGAACCATTCAACGGGGGTATACCTACATCAACAAAATCAGAGGCACCATCAGTATTAGATTTTTTAAGATAGAGTCTAGCATTAGCAGATAGCGCTCCTGCAGAACTAACAGTAGCAGAAAGCTCTCCTATCTCATAATGAGTAACATTAGACATCATAGACACAATGCCGTTCTCAAGTCTATGCCCTATTCCTACTCGTGTAAAACCTGTGCCAACAGTCTGTGTTTTAATATGGTTTGCGTCAGCTACGAAAAAGGCAGTCACATTTGCATTTGAGTGTCTGTATAATAGGCCAGTTTCAGGAGCTTGAGCCGCACCAGATCTAACAATATTACTACCTGATAATGAAGGCGCAGCTGCACCTGCAAAATTGGTCAATAAAGATCTAAGAGCATTATTGAACTGAGTTCTTGCAGTACTAATACTAGTTGCTGCAGTAGGTTCTATAAAGGTGTTTGAGTCTAGTAATGTCATTTTATATTCCCGTTGCTGTCAATGCGACTGATATTGCACCATCAGCAGGTGCTACCGCATCAGCTCCAATATCAAATACTCTATACGCCACATGATCTTTAGTAACCTCAACAGTAAGTACAACAGCTGCATTGGCAAAATTTATTGGCTGCAAAGATACAGTCGGTGTTAAACCAAAATTTGCAGATGTCATATCAACAAACTGCGTAGCATTACTAAAAGTTGATGTATCAGTAAAAGTTGTTGTAGTCTTCTCTATACTAACTCTAAATTTATCGAGTGTAAAGTCAAATTCATTTGGAGATGAGTTGAGTACCACAAATTTTAATTGATAAAATCTAAACTGACGGGATCCAACCTCGTAAGGTAAAAAACCATCATTGATTGAAGAAGAAGTAAAAGCACTTACGTTAACGTTTCCATTTGATACACCTGCACCTGTATAAAATAATACATCAGGATCTGCACTAGAGGTTCTTATGAAAGTTTGTTGAGTTATAGCTGTAGCGGAGCCAGCAAAAGTTGTAGATAATTCGTCTTGATATTGCCTTAAGTTAACTAGTTTATAATTATTTACTCCACTATTTGCTGTAGTAACGTTAGCAAAGGCATTACCTCCAGTAGAATCTCCATTTGCATGAAAAGTTTCCCCTAGTTCAATCTCATTCGCATTGATGGCACCAGCTATAAAAGCTAGAGCATTAGCATTTGCTCTGTCACCTTGGTCTAATACTCCTCCACTTACATAAGTACTAAAACCACTAGAGTCTAAACCAGTGCTTCCTCCTGAATCAGTGAATATATTTAATGTTGTTGCATTAACTCTAGTTGCGTATACTTCTCTTTCATTAATCTCAGTCATGCCACTAACACCATGAATTATAATACGCTCAGTTCCTGTAATTCCATGCTCAGAGCCAGAAGTTGTAATCACAGCAGGGTTAGCTTTTGTTATAGCTTGAACTGAAATAACATTACCAGTATATTGTCCAGGATTTACGATTGCATACACATTCTGTGATGTCGTAGAATCGACAAGTGTTTCATTATTTGTATCAAAACTAAAAGATAAAGTTGCATTACTAAAACCTAATACAGTGCCTAAGCCTCCAAAATTAGTTTCTCTTAAGACATTATCTTTAGGACTAGTTTGTAACTCTGTAGCTCCAGTGAGTATGTCGTCTGCAAAATCATTAAAAGTAGTTTTAGCAGCTGATGTACCTTGTATATCAGCCTGTACAGATCCTGTAATAACTGCGCCCATGTCTCTAATTGGAGTAATATATGTCGCATCACCACCAGCAGTTAAATCAGAGACTGCTAACCCAGCATTGTACGACCACCCAGTAGCAGAGGCATTAGCATTGTCTGCAGCAGTTGAAGGAGTAGCAGCAACGTTAAGTCCTCCTGAATTAGTGTCAGTAACACTAACAAAAGCTGCTTCAGAAGCATTTTCATTGGCTATACCAGCAAATTGAACAGAAGGGCTATCAGTATTAAACGCTTTAAATACCGTTTTTCCTCCTGGTCTAAACGTTGTTAAAGTAGTAATAGCAATGTCATCACTAAAATTTCCTGATGTATCACGAGTTTTTGCAAGATATGTAAAGTCACCAAAAGCATCAATAGGACTAGATTTACGAGATACACCTGCTGCAACTGTTAAAAAAGGATTGGCTGCGTTAAAATTCTCTTCAGTTGCCGTGCGAATACCTCCTATACGTCTTATCACTACTTCTTTTAAATCTAAATCAACTAGGTCACCTGTTGCTTGACGTGGGTATTGCCAAAATAAGGTAAGTTGTTCTTCAGATTGTCCAGCACCAAAATCAGTAATATTTTGTGGTTTAGCTGTTTTTCCTATTATAAGTTTTTCTGCTGTTGCAGTTATTCCTCTTATATTTTTATTAAGAGGTGTGATTCTTACAAATAAAGTTATTGTGCTTCCTACAACGCCTCTATCAATATTATTTATGACATGAGTAATTTGTCCTGCATCATCAACATTATTAGCAGGAACTTTAACTGTAGAAAAACTACTTAAGTCTGTATTATCTGTATTATTAGTACGATATGAGATTTCATAGTCAGTTACTTCTTGATTAACTACGTGATTAAATTTGATTATAGCACGTGTAGCAACACCACCTAATTGTTCTACATATAAACCTTCAGTAATTGAAATATTTTGAACCTTTTGAATAGGTATCTCTCCAATAGAAACACTCTTTGTTACACTAGGGCTGAATCTTCCTGTAAGGTTTCTATTCCTAGCTTTTACAGTAGTAGTGCCTATAGGTATATCTCTTATAATTCTATCTTTTGCTAAAAAAGTTTTTTCAAACTCACCACCAACATTCAATTGATATATTTGAGTATTAGCTAATCTAAAATTACCAGGATAAGTTCCTCTATCATAATCGAGAGTAAAAGTGCTATCTCCTGTGTTTACATTACCTATAGATCCAACAGGGTCTTGAGCTAGGTTAACCATAGTTACACCAGTAAGATTAGCTACTGGCGTAGTCAATAATTCTACCTGATAAATATTATTAGCGGTCATTTCAGCATTGTAAGTTGGGCTAGCAGGGTCATAACTAGTGTTTGCCACAGTAAAAATATTCTGAGTTTCAAACTGCACATTATCACCTATCTCAATAGCTGGTACAGTATAATGATCTATTTCTACTCTTATTTGACTTTCATCACTCGCTGCTGTAACTTGTATAGTAGCAGGTGTTGATACTCTATCTAGTGTGAAGTTCTGAGTTTCAATATTATCTAAAAATACTCTTACAAAAGCTGCATCTCTAGGAGTAATTGGTAAAGGCTCTGTATGGGTGCTTCCTCCTACAAAAGTATTTTCTTGGGTGTAAGTAAATTCTGAACCACCGACATAAAAGTTTGCTCTACTATTAAAATATCTCGAATCCAATATTTGAAATATCTCAATATAAAATGGAGTATTAAGCAATTTACTACCAAGATCAACGCCATTTGTAATAGGATTATCAATATAAATAAAGTTATTTGGTCTATCAGCAAAACGTATATTAGCAGATAAACCAGTTAATTCTGGCCCAGCAGCTACAAAGTTTCTTGATCCTCCTGTTTGTTGTACAGAAATCGGTACAGTTACAGCATCGTGTCCTTTTAGTCCTTGGAAAATACCATCTGCTAACCCATCATTTACATCTAAGACAAACTTAGGCTCACCACTTGCAATAAAATTATAATCAGTAAGAACATTCATACCTTCAACTTGTAATCTTAAATTATCAACTGCACTTGTTCCATGAGTAGCACCTGAAATTACAGAATTACATAATAACCTAATTTTACCTGTTAAACTATCAAACCCGTTTTTACCGATTAATGCAGCAGGACTGTTGCCATCTTCTATAGCAGTAATATCAGAGGCGTTAAATTTTATAGTGCTTCCGTCATCACTAACTAATGAGGGTATTAGTTGAGATTCGTCTGGAAGAGAAATAAAATACTCTGTCTCAAACTGGATACCATAATTCTGACTTTCAGTAAAATTTTCTACAATTAAATCAACCCTCACTGACCCATCTTGCTCTCTAGTAGGTACTGAACGTAAACTAAAGACAGGAGCAGGAGGTGCGATTAATGGTGATTTAGTATCTAAATATGCTGTTGGGGTATAATCAATAAAAGTATCTGAATCTACGTATATATTAGATACATACTCTATAGCTGATACTGTTACTTCTTCTTCTTTTGGGTCACGTGAAAGTGAAGTGATTTTAAATAGTTTATCTGTTTTATTTGTGTAAAACTGGTCTGGGTTATCCCATTCTCCAAAGCTCCACAAATCTCCTCTTTTTGGAAGATTATTAGAAGTAAATTGGTTAAAATTCACTAGAGTTTTAGTAATCGGATCATATCGTTTATCTATTCTAACTTCAATTAAATCTGCGCCTGCACTAACATTACCTGTACTATTAACTGCAAATAAGGTATTTGAAAGAATATATAAATCAATTCTATCCCCATCAAGTTGTATAACTCTTAAAGCTAATGGTGAAGTATTACCTGTAAAATCTGTAGCAGCAATAGTAGGGACAGTTAAATGCTCTAACATTAAATTAGAACCTAAACTTAAAATAGTGTTGGCGTCTCTAGCAATCTTACCTCCATAACCAAAAGCAACACCAATCTGTCTTTGGGCTAAAGATATGACATCACCAGGAGCGAGTGCTAAAGCATCTGTAGAAGTAATAAAGTCAACTTTTCGTCTTTGAAATCTAGAAGCAGCTATTTGGTATTGTGCATATCTAAGAGCTTGAGACCGTCTAGTAACTCCAAATAAATCAAGAGAAGCAATATTTTCAATTATACTACGATCTGTACCATCATTAGCATCAACAGTGTCTATTCTTACTGTTTCCCTTTTAAAATGATTTGTTGGATCAACGTATGATACGTCTACACCAGTAAAAATCTCGCTCTCTTTAACTCCAGAGATGTTTAGGGAGCCTGTTTTAATATTTGTCTCATTAAAAAGCGCAACTGGTGTTTCATCAGGTAAGTCAACAGCTAAAGTAATCTTACCTCCAGAATATACTAAAGCAGCTCTAATTGACGCAGCCATTTGATTTAACACATCTAATGCTTGTCCTTGATCTTGTATGACTCCATTGAATGTAAAGCGTCTTTCAATTATTTTAGTGCCTTCAGGTATTCCAATTAAAGTTTCTCTAACAGCTGTGAATAAACCTCTAGGTTTATGTCTAAATGTTCCATCAGCTAAACCTTCAACACCAATAAATGCTCCAGTTGCATCATCACAAGCATCACAATATTTAGCTACCCTATAAAATTTAAATTTATCAATATTTGCTTCATCAACCCCTAATCCATATGTTTTGTTAGTTAAGATATCATACATTATCCATACAGGATTCTGAGTCCAAGAATATACAAATTCTCCATCCCAAGGACCTATATACAGTATAGGATTAGCAGTTAAAAGTTTAGTGCTTGGGCCTTGGCTCTGTAAACTATACCCGTTTCCAAAATAACTTAAGTCGCCTGAACTTGGATTCTCTAATTCTCTCCAGTCAATTTCACCGCTAGTTAATATTGGTTGATTATAGTTAGTAGGAACTTTAACAAGAAGCCCTTTAACTAATGAGGTAAAGTTAGGCACTCCTCCTGTATGTTCAGCAAAAGCCTTTAAGGCATAACCAATATGAGCTGTTCTGGGGTAAGCTTGTGGTTGATTTTCAATCTCAAACCAGCCAATGCTTTGTATAGTTTCTTGAACTTTAGAGCTGTCTGAGTCATCAGAAGTTTTTTCTATAGTGAATTTGTAACCGTTAGCACTTTGTGAAACAGCAGGTATTGTAATATCTACTGTAAATTTAAAAGGACTATTAGTCTTACCTCTAATAGTTTTATCAACAGTTCTTAAAATAGTGCTACCTGTGCTATCAAACAAAGTAATTCTTATGGACACTGCTCGTTGAACAATATCACCATTATCTTTGGACTCTTGAAGAGCGCTAATTACAAATGCAAATTTAATCTGATCCCAATCATTTGCACTAGTCGATTGTAAAAATATTCTTGATTGCGGTACACCAGCTACATTACCTTTTTTAAGTGTAACAGGTGAAGAGAAATTTTGAGGGCCAACTGTTTGTTCCCCAAAAACGGGTAACGGTTGTTGAGTCACCGTGCCTGTATTAGTAGCAGTTCTAAAAAATTCTGTGTTTTCTTGTCCATCTCCATCAATATTAATCATATCATCAATGTTACCGTCATTGACTTCAATATCCTGAGGGCCATTAGGATTAATTCTATACATCGGTCCTTCGCCTAGAGCAGAAGTTACAAAAAGAATATCGGTAGAAAATAGATTATTTGGATCTTCTTTTCCGCCTTGAGATCCCGATTTACCTCCACCTTTATTGTGGACTCTTAAATTTTCAGCTATGTAAGTTTGAGTTTCAGGAACTGTAAAAGTATAAACAGGAGCATCTGGTAGAGTTTCGATACTTAAAATAGTAGAAGGAGTACCGTTCTGTAAGACTAACTCCTCACCAAGGGTAAATTCTTGCATCTCTTTAAATAAACCATCAGAACCCATCATCCAATGATTAGGAGTAACATCAACTGTTCCATACTGATGTTTTACTCTTATAACATTATCTATCTCGTGATAAAAAACTTCAGTTACAGTAGCAGGACCAAGTTCTCCATATTTTTTAAAACTCCATACTATATCAGAAGGTGATATATCTTTAATGTCTTTAAAAGAACCATCAGCCATAGTAATCATAGTGCCAGCAGGAAAACACCCCTTAGAGCCATAAATTGCAGGTACATTTTTTCCTTGATGTTGTACGTAATGTCTATTAATCATAGCCATTAAAATTGATCTCCTACTCTAATAACGTCACTTTTACCGTGTGAAGTTGTATTTAGATAACCTGAAACAAATTGACCTGCAACTCTGCTTTCTCCATAAACTAGTGCAATAGGAGTGCCACTCTCAGTTGTATTTTGAAGAGAGCCAAACATATCACTACCTCTTGTAGAGCTATCTACTTGTTCTGCCATTTTTGGTTTTTTAGTAAATATACTTGAAAGAACACTAAGAGCTAAGTTTCCTATTATTGAACGGGCAAAAGAAGCTCCTAAACCACTTCCTGATAAAGCACCTGTCATTCCTGAAAAAGCTGTTCCAATACTTGATAATCCCGCACTATAAACACCGCCTACTCCGGCAGCTCCAATGGTGGCACCACTTGCAAGACCTATAGCGAAAGGGGCTACGATAGCCACAGCTGCTAATAATAAAAAACCTCGTTTACCTCCTCCGCCTGTAATCAGAGGTACAACGTAAATAATTTCATCATTTTTTACTTTTTTAAGGGGAAAGTCAGATGGGTGAAGTATTTTGAAATTTTCATCAACAAGAGCTATTCCCTCATCAATTTTACCCTCTTTTATTTTATTACTATATGTGGCAAATTCTTTAAATGAGTTTGATAAGTAAGCAATCACTTCATCATAAGTATTAATATTTACTTGAAGTGACTTTATGTCTGCTGTGTGTTTGCGTAAAGTAGAATGTATCTTAATCGTTGCCAATGTGTTTACTCTCAAACTTATCGAATTTTAGTGCGTCAAGATTTCTATCGTACCAATAAATAAAATAATTTAAGCCGAAGCCAACAATAAATTTATATTCTGCAAAAGCCGCTGCATGTTTATCTTCTCTACTAGGTAATGGTTGTTCTTCTCCAGGATGAGAATGAAAGATACCCCAAATTTGATCATCATACTTAACTAAGGCTCCGGGATCTAATTCAAAAGTTAGAGTAGGAGTATTACTTAGATTATCAACTCTAACATAAGAAAAGTCCTTAAGAATAACTCCACAAGCCTCTCTTGGATAATCTTCTTCAGCGTGAGCCTGCATTTCATAAATTAGTCTATCGAACCGTTCCATCTATATATTCCTGTTGTATATTGTTTATAATAATTACCATAAGGTGCAACCCAACTCACGTGATCTAACATAGTTTGCAATATTCTATTTTTATCAATGTAAATTGCGCAATGATTACTAATATTAGTAGAGCCAATGCTCATCAGAATAATATCATAGAGTTTTGGCTCGTCATTAACTTTTTTAAAAATGTGAGAAAACTTTTTAAAACCATCTTCATAAAAACGATCAGTAGTTTTACTATACCAATCTTCGTCAACTATATTACAGAAATCCCAACTACGTTGTTTAATATCTATATTAAGATGATCTTTGTAAATATACATACAAAGGTTCCAGCAATCAATGCCAGTTTCAGGGTCATTTCCTAAATGCTTATAAGGATAGTCAGTATATTTATGGTACCACTTGCCTATAGACTGCATAAATTTTTTCACTCCAATAATTATCAATAGTTGTAATCATAGAGTGAGCCCCCTCCTCTAGATGTAACATTCTCATATTGTTATCAATCAGCATACCAAAGTGAATTGGATTTTCACTTTTTAACGATCTAAAAACTATTACATCATAAATTTGCAATTCTGTCAATGATACTTTTGTAGCATACATTGAAGCCCAGTCGTCAATGTTTTTAAGACTGATTTCCTTCATCCATCTTCTAGTAGATATATTTTTATTTTGAGTTTTTATTAATTCAAATAGCTTTTCAAAGATATCGCTCTTTAGCTCGTTTTTAAAAAAACTCGCAATCAGCGTAATGCAATTAGTTCCTGAGTATCTATGAGATAACCCAAGATAATTTTTTAAATTTTTCGATACCATTCTGCGTACTCCGGAAACGTTGCTTCAAAGCTTTCATTTCTGCTTAAGTCTAAAGCAGTATTAAATTCTTTAAGTTTGGGTAATAGATGTGAATTATCCGCTCGATTCATATGCCTAAGAGAATTTAGAATTGTATTTATTTCAAACACGTAAAACAAACTATGATGCTTACTAAGAAAATCTTTATATTTTTTATTAATAAATTTTTTAGTTTCAAGAGGTAATACGCTTGTATCCATGAATGGTGGACTTATTAAGTTAGTGATAAAAAGCGAGATATTTAATTTTTTTAAGTGCAAAATGAGTTCTGGGTTTGAAAGTATAGAATATACATTTCCTGTTGCACTTACTGTCTCTATATACTCTCTAAATATATTTAAATTTTTTGCAAAAGTATCCCAGACAAATCCTTTTCTACTATATTCAACATGCTCTTTATATCCCTCAACACTTGGCCATAATTTAACTGAATCAAATTTTTTCCAAAGCTGAACAATATCATATTTTTTAAACTTTGAATATGAGAGATTAGAGGTATATTGCAGTTCAACATTTGTTTTGCCTTTATCAATAAGAAATTCTAACATTTTATACATACCATCTTGAACAAAAGGTTCTCCTCCAGCAAAATAAATAGTATCAATTGTTTTATATATCTTTTCCATGTCGTCCCAGAATTCAGGGTTATTAGTCCAATAGTCTAAACTTTGACTTTGAACTTTATTACGAGTAGCATTAAAAGGTGCTAAGTGTTTTTCTCTAAACCATGAGGTTGAGGCGTCAGGACCACACATACGACATTTAAAATTACATAGATTACCAAATCTAAAATCAAGCCATACTGGAGGATTTTTAACAGAACCGTCTTTTTCGGTTTTTCTCTGAAGCGGAGCATATTTTCCAAATCTTTCGTTAACTCTATTTCTATGACTATCTTGTCCAGATTTTTCTATGTCATAGCATACTCCACACTCTACTGGATACTGACCTTGTAAAAATTGTAATCTTTTTTTCTTATACAAATCACTATTCCACACTTCAAGTGGTGCTGCGCCATTAGTCCCAAGTTTTTTCTCGCCAGGACCCCTGTAATTATCGGTATGACAACATAGGCTATAATCTCCTCTAATGTCTCCGTGCATATGAATCCAAGGCATAATACATCCTTTAATCATTGTCTAGGTATAGTTCTTCCAGTCGCAGGGAAGCCTCCAAAGTGAATTTGATTGTTTCTTAGCTGGCATGATCTGATTGATTTTCCGCATACGTCTAAGTCGTTACTGGCTGCAGTTTCATTTGCTGCTGTAATTGGGTTAGTATTAGCTTGTAGTACAGGGTTTGAGGTGCCTGGAATAGAACCACCCCCAGGTCCAGGATATTGGCACTCAGGTCCTTTATATACCCATTGACAGGTATTTTTATAAAACTTTCTTTTTGGAACAGCCAATCTAAAATATTGAAGCCATGATATTAAACCAAATCTTGCTACATTCTCATCTAAACTTTCTAAATTATCTATTTTGAAAACATCTTCTATATATGCTTCGGTATCTGCTTCAGGATTAACTATGTAAATATTATCTCCAACAGCAGTATTAGCATCTAAAGATCTATCCAAAAATAAAAATCTGTTCTCCTCAATTCTAGTGATAGTTGCCTCAGTTGTACCAAATTGTCCTTTTACGTTATCATTTACTCTGTAGGGTAAAGCACTAAGAACTTCTATTACGTTTGAAGAGATATATCTAGCACTACTATATTCTGGCCAAAAATCTAAAAAGTTTGCAAAAGTAGTTTTAACTTCAACAACCCCACCTAGTAGATCTCTTGTATCTTGTTTTTGTTCTTGCCAATCAGCAGTGCTACTATGAGCGATTGTCTCGCTATAAGTCCATGCAGAGTTAGCTTTACCATATCTACCGACAACTTCTGCACTAAAGTTTAAATCTGCATTAGCTCTAGCGCGGGTCATTGCGTGAAATCCCTCTGTTCCTGTTGTATAGTCAGAAGCTTCTGCATCTACAGTTCTAGGATCAATACCATGTACAAGCTCATCATTGACAAGGGCTACTACAGAATTTGAACTATTATTACCAGCTAAAAAAGGATTCTCTACAAATGTACTAATTATATTGTCAAAGTTTGATATACTAATAGTTACTTCATTTATTTTTCCATCACTACCAGACTCAACAGTAGAAAAATCTACAGGAAAAGGAATATATTCTTTTTTATCATAGTTAATTCGGTATACAGAATCACTTTGAGTATCTCCCACAATCTCTGCGAATCTTAAAGGTATATCTACAGGCCAAGATCTACCTTCACCTTGACCAGCTGGATTACCGTTAGAATTAGGAGGATACCACTCACCTGGATAATATAGAGAATAAAGTCTAACAATCTGATTTTGAGTGAAAGCATTTTTTTCAGCAATAAATGGTGAGTTTGATATTGAAGATATTGTTGTACTAGCAACAGTAGTATTACTTGAAAACGTATTAGCTTGAAAGGGTAAACTAGTAGTGGCTAATGCTCCATTAGCACTAGTAGACATCACTGTGCCTATGTCTTGTAATGTTTCTCCAGATGAAAATTCTCGAGATACATTATCAACTTTTACTTTTATTGTATTTGATGCTGCGTCTACATTAGCAATAACAGCTTGTGTAGTTGATGTAGCACCAACCACTGTGTTACCGTTCCTAAATCCTGTAGCATCGGCAACAGTTAAAATAAAGTCATATGTTCTTACTGTAGGCATTAATCAAATGTTTCCTGTAATTTAAAACTAACAGTATAAAAGTTATCTCTTAAATTTGAAGAGGCACCTAATACTTGAGTAACATTCAGAGGGCCGTCAAAACGTACGGTAGCAGTTCCAGATTCATTTATGTGTCCTAAATCAAAAGTGAAGGACTCAAACTCACCACTTCTAGCAGTATAAAAGTCATCAATTGCTCTTTTTCCTATACCGTGTAAATTTGTATACTGAATATCGTATTGTCTTTTTGACCTTCTTGATTTCAGTCTTCTTTTTTCGTATCCTGCTTGGCTTTGAAAGATAGTAGTATCAAAGGCTCTAGTAGAAGAAAAGCCTACATCTGGTCTTCTATCCGCCATTGAAGTAAATCTATCATCTTTTTCAACAGTACCTTGATATACCCTAATATCTAAAGTGTCTTGATTATCAACTGCACCTAAGGCTCCTCCTCCTAGTTTAGTAGGAGCAGAAGTCATTGCTTCCGTGCCTAAGCCACTGTACTTAGATGACCTTGCATATCTTACAGCATCAAGCTTTCCATCAAAAAATTCTCCTGTATTGAATCTACCTATATTAACATTTCCACTAACCGTGTTACCAAATACTTTTTGCCCTACCGCCACTCTCACGTTATTAACATAAAGACTAGCGGTCTCATCATCTCTTGAAACACTTAATGCAACATGATAAAAAGAACCAGTATTAATAGTGCCACCATATAATTCATGTATAGCACCATCTATAGCAGATACATATCCAATTGTATTATTAGAACCAACTGTCCTAACAACTAGGTAGTTGCCTGTACCTTGATAGCGAGAAAATATAGTTCCATTTGCGCTTAGAGAGTCTGGATTAACAAAAGCTTCAAACGTGAAATCGTCACCATTTAAATCAAATATAGCTTTATCACCATAATCTAAGAAATGTGAACTTCCGTTTAAATCTACAGACTTAGAACCAAAAGCAGCTGTGCTTGAGTATGTTTTAGTAGTAGAATTTAGATCTGTTTGCGCAATATTAGACTCATCTGTAGCATTTTCACTCTCAAAGTTAAGTAGCAGTTTTGTGGCATCATCTGCAATATCTATTCCAGAAGTGCCTAAAGTTACGCTTGGAAATGTAAATGCTGATGAAGTTTGTAAAACACCTGATAAAAATACTAATAGAGAGTTTGCATCACTCACATTAGAGCCAACTGGTAGTGCAAAATTTTCTTGATCTGCGTTTACTAAGTAGGTATTACCATCGACTATTGTAGCTGAGCTATTACTGTAAGTTACTGCACCAGTAACTTCTGTTTTTCTACTTATTTGAAATCGTTGTGGGAGACTAATAGTTCTTAGCTGTAGAGTAGTTGCATTTGGTGCTGTAGTAAAACTTACAGTAGCACCAGTGTTAGTAACTGCATAAGTAGTAGTATCTTGTACAGCACCATCAACTGAAGCTATAACTTCACTCTCTCGTGTTACGCTTGAAGGTAAATTAAAATCTGTTGTAGAGCCTGTGCTATTAAAAGTAGCTGTTGCTAAAACAGCAAACTCTGAAGTATTAGCTGTGGCATCATTTGGGTACGTTGCCATTATGCCCCTCCTCTCATAGATTTACGAATTGGGCCATTATTTCTTAAGTCTCTGGTCACAATATCTATAACAATAGCATCAACATCCATACGTGGTGTAGCAGTTGTTGCCTCTTGTGGAGTGCCTTCATTTTTGACTTGAACCTTAATATTTGGCATACCTCCAGCGTTCATAGCTTGTAAGTTGTTATTGCCAATATTAC